GATGAAAACGGCACAACAAATCCCACAACAGAAGAACGCAAAATGGTTGACAGGGCAAACACAATTTGGTATAATAGGCATAGCAAGCAGTAGTATAGGGTGAGTACGCTTCCATTGTGTTGAGGCGACGGTTGAAATCCGTCCGCTTGTTACCGTCTGAGAGATCAGGCGGTTTTTTTATGCCTTTTTTAGACAGGGAGTGATGAAAAATGATGATAGAAAAAATGCGGCAGGCGTTTCCGGAGGAAGAATTTCCCGGGGATAACGGCTTTTACAGCGGATATATGGACAGGTGGCAGGACATTTACGAGGGTTGCCCGAAATGGCGTGAGGTGAAGCGTGCGGGGCTGAACAGGGGCACTGTGCGGCAGATGAATATGCTGAACACGGCAAAGATACTGTGCGACGAGTTTTCTCACAAGTGCTTTGCTGAGCAGGTGGACATAACCTGCGGGTCAAAGGAATATGACGACTTTATCCTTGATTTCCTCTGTCGTGAGGGGTTCTGGAAGAATATTCCCCGACTGCTTTCGGCGGCGTTTGCTCAGGGCGGCTGTGTTCTGAGGGAATACATAGAACGGGGCAGGGTGCGGCTCTCGTTTGTTGAGGGGCGGCAGTTCTACCCATTGAAATGGGACAACAGGGACATTACCGAGGGCATTTTCGGCACGGTATCAGCCAAGGGCAAATATTATTACACGTTATTCGAGAAGCATTCCGTCAAGGATGATGATATCCTTGTGGAGTGCTTTTTGTTTCGTTCTTCTGACCCAAATGCTCCGGGTGACAGAGTGCCGCTGTCGGTGCTTTATCCCGATATGGCAGACACGTTTACATATGCTATGGACACGCCCCTGTTTCAGTATTTCAAGACCGATTTTCCAAGCAACATTCCCACGGAGCTGCCTTTGGGTATCAGCTGCTTTGCAAACTGCGAGGACACGCTCAAAGCCCTTGATGTGGCGTTTGACAGCTTTGCCCGTGAGTTTGTTCTCGGAAAGAAGAGGATAATCGTGCCAAGCTCCTGCATTCGTACTGTGGTCAATCCCGAAACGGGTAAGACAGAGCGGTATTTTGACGCTGATGACGAGGTTTATCAGGCACTGAAATGCGATGAAGACAAGGACCTGAAAATCACCGACAATACTGTGGAGCTGAGAATTTCAGAGCACGTTGACGGCATAAATGCGCTGCTGAATATTCTGTGCTTTCAGGTGGGGCTTTCTCCCGGCTCGCTGTCATTCGACAAGGCGGGCGGAGTTAAGACCGCAACCGAGGTGGTTTCCGAGGAAAACAAGACGGCTGTTACGATACGCTGTCAGAAAAATCTCCTCGTTGAGTTCATTGAGGAAATGTGCAGGGCTGTGCTCAGGCTTGCGATGATCACGGGTGAAGTTCCGAACGGTGATCTTGAGGTCACTGTGGCGTTTAAGGACAGCGTTGTTATTGATGACAACACGCTTATCGCAAACAACATCAGTCTTGTAACGGCGGGGCTAAAGTCAAAGATTTCCGCCATTATGGAGGTTATGAAATGCGATGAAGAGGCGGCAAGGCGTGAGCTTGAGAGGATAAATGCCGAAAGTGCTGTTTTCGGAGTTTCGGACGGTGACGGCTTTGTAACTTCGGGCGGTGATAATGCTGATGATACGGCAGGCACTGACGACATCATTGACAGTGCCGAAGAAGCCGCAGGCAAGACCCTGAACGGTGCACAGACACAGAGCCTTATTGCTGTTATGGCGCAGTATCAGTCGGGTGCTCTGAGCCTGGGACAGGCTATAAACGTCATTTCCGTAGCTATCGGCGTTTCCAAGGAAGAGGCAAAGAAAATTCTTGAAGGTGCTGAATAATGACAAGGGAACAGTATGACGAGCTTTCGGCTCCGCTTGTGCGGGTGCTCCTGGATATGGAGGACGATATCCTGCGGGAAATTGCGGCGCAGCTTTCACGGGACGGAGATATTTCCGACACGTCCAAATGGCGGATAAGGCAGCTTGCGAGGGCAGGACGTTTCGACAAGCGGGCGGCGGCTATCATTGCGGGATATTCCGAGGTCGAGGGCGGTCAGGCTATGGACGCTGTTCTGACGGCGGCTGAGACTGAGATAGGATATCTTGACAATGCGGTGCAGGCGGCGAATGCTGCGGGGCTGTCGGAATATTTCTCGGACATTCCTGCGGAAACCTCGGCCATGAATGCGGCCAAGGCGTTTCAGCGGCAGGCGGCGAGTGGCCTTAACCTTGTGAACACGGTTATGCAGTACAAGGCGGGTTCGGCATATGTGAACGCTGTGAATGCTATTTACCGTGACACTTCCGAGGGCAGGCAGGGCGCTCTTGACATTATGGGCAAGGGTGCGGCAAAGGCTGTATCGGGGCAGATGTCATTGCAGGAAGCAACAAGGAAAACCATACGGGAGCTTGCTCAAAAGGGCATTCCCGCTTTCGTTGACAAGCGTGGGCGTGAATGGTCTCCCGAGGCTTACGTTATGATGGATATGCGGTCAACGCTGGGGAATACAGCGAGGGCTGCGCAGGACGCACGATGTGATGAATATAATATTCAGCTCATCGAGGTTTCTTCTCATATGGGCGCACGTCCCTTGTGTGCGACCTATCAGGGCAGGATATTCAGCCGTGACGGTTCAAAGGGTGTGACCACGGACGGAGCAGGCGGCAAGATATATTACACTCCCCTTTCGGAAACGAGCTACGGTCAGCCTGCGGGACTTTTCGGCATAAACTGCGGGCACGTTCAATATCCGTTCGTTCCGGGCATAAATTTCCAGCGGTATTTTCCTTATCCGAAAGAGGAAAACGACAGGCGGTATATGCAGTTTCAGCAGCAGAGAGCTATGGAACGGGGCATCAGAGCCGCCAAGCGTGAATGTATGATGCTGCAGGAGGTGGACGACACTGAGGGCTTGCAGAAGGCTTCTCTGAGGCTGAGGACGCAGAAGGAAAAATACTCCGCTTACTGCAAGGAAACGGGGCTGAGACAGCACAATGACCGCACTCAGGTTTATGGGTATGACAGGAGCAGGTCGAGCAAGACGGTTTGGGCGGAGAGGAAGGCTTCAGGAAATGCCTTGACAAACGGCTCAAACAGCAGTATAATTAAGACAAGAGAACAGACAAAGGCGATTATCGCCAAAGCACAGGCACAGAGCAGACCTATCTTTGCTGTAGATGATGAGGTTAGGGGTGCGTTCGCAACAAATGTTAGCCGTGTCCTTCCAAAAGAGGGCTTCTATGATGTTGCATTGCACGGAACACCTAAAAATGTTGAATTTTTCGGTGAGCCCATTGATGCAAAAACACTTGCTAAAATCATCAGAAACAGAAAAGACTACTCCAAGGAAAGCAAGGTCAGACTTTTATCCTGTTCCACGGGTAAAATTACTGATACTGCCAATTGCTTTGCACAACAATTAGCAAACGCTTTGGGAGTTGAAATTGAAGCACCGACTGATGATATATTTGTTTATCCGAACGGCGATTTTATCATTGGAAAGAAAAATAACGGCGAAATGAAAATATTCTATCCTCGTGAATAAGGAGTTGATTATATGAAATATATTACCAAAGATGAGATATCTGAAATGAAAGCAAGTGAACTCAAAAATTGCTTCTCCATCGAGCCTGTTTCACATAAAGATAAAATATTATCATATATGAAAAACACTCCTGTTGTTGCAGCAACTACTGCTCTTGTAACTGACTATATTACAAAGGAACAGTTTTATAAAGCCAACAATGCCCACTCTGACGGTGTTTATCAGTGGTATGAAGATGAAATATACCACTTTGAAAAATACAACTTAAAGCTGAATGATGATTTTATTCAGCACGTTTTAAGCAATTCTTAATCACCTTACACAAGTAGGGTGATTTTTTATGCCCACACAAGCGTGTATGTTCACGACATTTTGTCGGTAACATATGCGCTATTTTTATGCCAAAATGAAAGGATATGATGTTATGAAAAAGATTTTTATTTCTCAGCCGATGAATGGCAAGAGCAAGGAAGAGATCCTCGCAGCAAGAAACAATATGATCGCCAAGGCTTCGGAAAAACTCGGAGATGAAGTGGAGGTTATCGACAGCTATTTCAAGGATTATGACCCTAAAAACGGCTGTATCCCACTGAAATATCTTTCAAAGGCTCTTGAACTGCTTGCCGATGCCGATATGCTTATTCTCGGTGATAATTGGGAAGCTGCCAGGGGCTGCCGAATTGAATTTATTTCCGCAATATCTTATGATATCCCTGCATATCAGTTCGATAGCAAGGGCGAGCTGGTCACTGCAAGGCATAACCCTATGGTCAAGCTTAAAGACAAGGAACCTATTTGCCTTATCGCTGACCTTCATATGTCGCCCGATGAATGCTATATCATTCACGGCTCCCACAAATTCTGTGATGATGTAACCCGTTTTACGGAAGACGATGTGGAGTTTATCATTATGTGATATGATATCGCAAACGGCTATAAATCACGTTTTGTTGAAGCCGACAAAACATACCCCTCGAAATCAAGGGGGGTTAAACAGTAAATCAGCAGCTTTACGGCTGCTTTTTTTATGCCCTAAACGTACTTACGGCGTTAAACTGAGGACGGAAAAACAAGCCGACAGGCTATAAACGGAGGTAATCATAATGGCAGAAACAAACACAACCGTAACCGAAACCAACAAGGCTGAAAATGGCTCCACGGGAGCCTACGGAGGTGATCCCACACAGGCTGTAAAGGGCGGAGCAAATCTCCCTGAAAAGGCTGTATCTACGTCTGAGTCTGAGCAGACGGCAAAAACATTTACCCAGGCAGAGCTTGACGCAATAGTCAAGCAGAGACTTGAAAGGCAGGCAAAGGGACAGCCCTCAAAGGAGGAAATGGAAGCGTTCCGCAAGTGGCAGGACAGCCGGAAAACTGCCGAACAGCTTTCACAGGAAAAGATATCTGCTGCCGAAAATGGCAGGGCGGACGCTGAGAAGAAGCTTGCGGCGGCTGAGGCTAAGTGCTGCGCTTATTCCAAGGGCGTAGCTGCCGAGGCTGTAGATGACGTTATCGCCCTTGCCATGGCAAAGGTATCGGACGATATGCCCATTGAAAAGGCTATTGATGCGGTCATCTCAAAATACCCTTCTTTCTGCTCTGCGAAAATCGCCCCTCAGGGTGTCACCACAGGGGTAAGCTTCGGGAACGGCGGCAAGCAGCCTTCGGGCGTAGAGGCGGCGTTCCTTGCGAAAAATCCCAACATAAAAATCTAAAAACAGGAGGAATGTAATTTATGGCACATGAAGCACAGGAAAGATATTCGGCTCTGGTCCTGGCAAAGATCCGCCAGGAAAACAAGCTGAAAAACGGCGTTGTATTTAACACCGACTACGAGGGCAGCCCCAAGGCGGGCGTTGTAAAGATCCCCGTAAGAGATGCGGAGGTGGAGGTATCGGACTACGACCGTGCAAACGGCATTCCCGTTAAGCACGGCAGCACATCTTACATCAACTTCCCCATCGACAAGGAAAAGGCAGTAAATGAGCTTATCGACGGCTACGATGCGCAGCTTGTCCCCGACAACCTTGTTGCGGACAGACTTGACAGTGCAGGCTATGCCCTTGCCGTTGCTGAGGATACTGACGGCGCTACCGTACTTCTCGCAGGCGCTACCGTTACCAACATCGGTGCGCTTACCGTTGACGGCATTTACAGCGATATCGTGGATATCAGGCAGCAGATGAGCGAGGCCAATATTCCCGATGACGGCAGACGCTATCTGCTGGTTACCCCTGCGACCTACTCATTTATCCTTAAGTCCCCTGAGTTCGTCAAGGCTTCTTCTCTGGGCGACAACGTAGTTCAGAGCGGTATCGTGGGCCGCATCGCTGGTTTTAACGTCATTGAATGGAATGACAGGACTGCGGGTCTGGCAATGATCGCAGGCCACCCCAGATTTGCGACCAGAGCGGAAGAGTTCTCCGTTCCCGTACATCTCCAGGACATGAACGGTTCGGGCAAGTACATCGGTGCAAGTGCGGTACAGGGAAGAATCGCATATGCTCACAAGGTGCTCAGAAGCGTGGCTATCCGTGCGGTATATGCTCCCGGATCCCTTAAGCTCACAGCGGCGGCAGGCAGCACCAAGGGCAAGACTGTTATCACCGTTGCGGCAGGCGGCGATGCAAGCGGCACTTATGCGTACAAGGTAAATCCTTCCGCAAGGGCTGTTTACGGCGAGACTTCCGCCACATACGCAGGCACAGCGCTTACCAGCGGCACTACCGAGATCGCAGCTGCCGAGGGCAATGTTATCGAGGTAGTTTGCTTTAACTCGGACAGCAAGGCGGTCACTGTCGGCTATATCACCGTGACTGCTGCCAACATCAAGGCATAAGGAAAGGTGAGAGTATGGCGGTCAGTACGGATTTTTATTATGACGTTTTCGGCGGTATGGACTATCCCGACCTTGACCGCCTGCTGACGAGAGCCGAAAGCGAGATAAACTGCTTTATTCTCCGTGCTCCCGAGACGGAAGAGGAGATGAGGCAGTTTGATCTTGCGGTATGCGCACAGGCTGAATATATGGGGCTGTGCGGCGGCATTGATGCCTGGGCTATGTCGGTATCGGGTACGGCGCAGAGCTTCACTCTCGGCTCGTTCTCGATGTCCTCGGGTGGCTCTTCTTCGGGCGGCGGTTCTGCGGCGGCGAGGGGCATATGCTCTCGGGCTGAGAGTTACCTTGAACGGGCGGGGTTTTTATACAGGGGGTGTGGTGTATGGAAATGACAATAGCGCCTATCCCTCGTTATCTGCTTCCCCACAAGGTACGGCTCATTGAGAAGCTGAGCTCGGACGGGTGGGGCGGCAAGGGCGAAACTCTGGAAACGGACATCAATTTTGTACGCATTGAGCCTTGCCGCTCTCAACGCTTTTCTCTCGGGGGCGACATTCCCGAGGTAAGGGCAAAGATGTTCTTTGATGCTTTTTCTTCCGTGCCCAATGATGTTTCCTTTGAGACGGGGGACGAGGTCATTTTCGGGACTGAGACATTCACAGTCAGCGAGGTGAACACCTTTTTTACCCCTGCGGGGGATATTCATCATCTGGAGGTGGTGATGACGTGAGGGTGGATATTGAGATAAGGGGCGGCATATCGGGCGGCGATATGAAAGGCGCTATGGACAAGGCGATTTTTGCTACGTCAGAGCAGGCACTTAAAGACTGCAATTATTTCTGCAAGCAGGATTACGGTGCGCTTATTCTCAGCTCCGTTATACATTCAAGTGTAGCGGCTGAGATGATAGGGCAGCACGGAATAAAAACAAGTGATATCCCTGCAAAACAGCTTATTCAGGCTATGGCTTCTCAGGGAAGTGACCTTGAAAAGGGAGTTTTGCGCTGGGTTATGCCCTATGCGGAAGCAGCATACAAGTGCCCTACTACATACACAGATAAAAATACCAATGCAGTTCCCGAATGGTGCCAAAGGGCTGAAACGGATTTCGGCGATCAGTGGCAGGCTGTTTTCAAACGTGCGCATGAAAAGGAGATACACCGATGAACGGAGACGTTTACACAAAAATCGCCGAGGAGCTTAAAAGGCTGGGCGGCATTGACGAAATAGGCGTTGTGTCGGCGGCGGGTCAGAGTGCGATCATCTATGCGGGAAACAAGGACATCAAAAAATATTACGACGGGAGCAAAATTCAGTCGGTGATATTTTCCGTTTCAGCTATGGACACAAACAACAGGCAGGCTGTGCTTGTGGAAAAGCTCTGCGGCATATGTGAGGCCCTTGCCGCTTCCAAGCCTGTTATCGAGGGCATTTCACAGGTCAAGGTAAAAGTAAATTCACTGCCTGCCCCAACGATGCACAATGAACAGTACTGGATATACACCGCCGGTATCGAAATTACATTTTTTATACAGAAATGAAAGGAATGATTTTATGACACTTAAGGAAATGTTTGCGAAAGTCAAGACAAACCCTGCATTTGTGGGATTTATCACTACGGATCAGATGGTTCTTGCTATTGACGTTTCGGCAGAGCAGAACGCTGATGTTGATGATTTTGCGGTGGCATATATGGGCTTTACAGACCGTTCTTCATCGCTTAATCCCAAGGAAAAGACAAACAGCTATTACTACCACGGCGAAAGCTCCACAAAGACGGGCAATCAGAGAACTATCACATTCAAGTGCGACCGTTACAAGGGCGACCCCTTCCAGGACTTTGTTACTTCATTTGATATGAAATACGCAAAGGGTCAGGCTGCTATTGTAAGATATGCGTGGTTCAATATTCTTACGGGTGAGGGCGAGATCGGCTCGGGTTCTCTTATTCTCGATGATGACGGTTCGGGTGCTCCCGAGGAAAACCTCTCCGTAGGCGGCAGCATCAAAAAGGCTGCCGCTGAGCCCACAAAGCTTGAATATATGGGCTTTGGCGGTTACACTGCTCTTAAGGTGTCTCCTGCTGACTGGGCTTCCAAGTATGACAGTTACTATGAGAGAAAGAACGGTGCTTTCGTGAAGCTCGAAAAGGGTGAGAGCGCTCCTGAGTTTGCGGCTGACAAGTATTATTCTAAGGCTGCTGAGTAAATTCTGAAACTGCGGTATGCGGGGATTTCCCGTGTGCCGCTTTTTCATAAAAAAACGGAGGTTATATTATGGGCTTTAAATTCACTGACCGTATCTGCAACATCGAAATAAACGAAAAGATATACCCTGTTGTCTTTCAGAAGCCTCTTATTGACAGGCTTGAAAAGGCTAAGGGACTGTTTGCAAGTCTTAAGGACACGCTTAAGGGCACTAAGGATATCGACGTTGTATGCAATGCTATTGACAAGGGTATTGATATACTCCTCGGAGACGGCTCGGCGGCGGCTATTTTTGCGGACAGGTTCCCGAATGCTGTTGAGAGATATGCCGTGCTTCAATACGTTTACGATGAGATCATCGCATTTACGAAAAAAATTGCGGAGGAGAAAAATGTTCAGTCCGAAGCCGAAAATACTGCACATTGACGGCATTGCCGTTCCCATTGACCCCGATTTCCGCATTATGTGCGAATACTCCGAGGCTTTGTCCGAAAAGGACGGTGAAAAGGCTTGTGGGCTTGCGGGGCGGTTTTATTTCGCAGGACTTCCCGAAGGCATTTCCGAAGCTGCGGCGGCTGAGGCTATGACCGATTTTTACATTTTGGGACTTGCTCCGAAAGCAAAAGAAAAGCGGTCTTCCGTTTCGGAGAGCTGTGAGCCGTGCTTTGATTTTTCGGAAGATGAGGCGTATTTTTACGCTGATTTCCTGAACGCATACGGCATTGACCTGAACGTGGCAAAGCTGCACTGGTTTGATTTCTGTGCACTGTTTCGGGGGCTGCCCGATGAATGCAAGCTCAAACAGATAATCGGCATACGCACCGAAAGACTGTCGGAAATAAAGTCCTCTGCGGAAAGGTCGAGGGTGGCAAGGCTCAAACGTATTTTTGCGCTGAAAAAGAAGCAAGCGCCAAGATACAAGACGGCTGCCGAGAGGGACAGGGCTGTGCTGGACGAAATCCAGCGCATTCACAGAGAGGCTATGGAGAGAATGAGAGGTGAGGGTAAGTGAATGTTGGCGAGATAGTTTATAAGATTCTGGGCGATGATGCCAATTTCAAGAAGGTTATGGGCAATGTCGGCAAGCTTGCCACCCAAACTATGAGCGTTATCGCAGAGGCTGCCCTTGCTGCTTCCGCTGCGGCTGCGACGGCTGTGGGCGCTTTAGCTAAAGAGGCAACCGCAAGCTTCGGGGATTATGAGCAGCTTGCAGGCGGTGCGAAATTGATGTTCGGTGAGGCTTATGACTTCATTGCGGAAAAAGCCAAGACCGCTTACAAGGACATTCAGATGTCCCAGAATGATTATCTTGAACAGGTAAACGGCTTTGCCATAGGCTTAAAAAACGCTATGGGCGGCGATGAGATAGGTGCGGCAAAGCTTGCCGACAGAATAGTCACTGCCGAGGCTGATATCGTGGCGGCTACGGGCAATACAGCTGAGAATGTTCAGAATGCTTTTAACGGCATTATGAAAAACAACTACACAATGCTCGATAATTTGCAGATAGGCATCACCCCCACAAAAGAGGGCTTTCAGGAGCTTATCGACAAGGTAAACGCATACAAGGAAGCTCAGGGAGATGCAACAAGATACACTATTGACAACCTTGCGGACTGTCAGAATGCACTTGTTGACTACATCGAAATGCAGGGGCTTGCGGGATATGCCCAGGCTGAGGGTGCCGATACGCTGCAGGGATCTATGGCAAGCATGACAGCTGCATGGCAGAATATGCTCACAGGAATGGCAGACCCTACGCAGGATTTCGATGAGCTTATCTCGGCTCTTATCGACAGTGTTCTGAATTTCTCGAACAACCTTATGCCCCGCATTATGGCGGTACTGCCGCAGATGGCGACTGGCATTGCCGAACTTGCGGAGGGCATTCTGCCTTTGATACCGCAGACACTTGAAGATATGCTCCCCGATGTTATAAGCGGCGCAAACAGTCTTATTGCGGCTCTGCTTGACACGCTTTCTTCCATTGCTGACACTGCCATACCCATTGTTACGGAAAACGCAGATGAGATAATCAACACGCTGCTGTCGGGGCTTATTTCGGCAGTTCCAAACCTTGCTTCTTCTGCGGCTGACCTTTGCACGGCGCTTATCACGGCTATTCTTGACAATGCGGACGTTATTACGCAGGGGGCTGTGGATATTGTTCTTGCACTGGCTGATGGTATCGTAAACAATCTCCCTGAACTTATTCCTGCGGCGGTTGAAGCAATAACAAAAATAATTGATGGGCTTTTAAGCCGTACCGGTGACCTTTTGAATGCAGCTCTTGAGATAATAAAGGCAATTGCGGACGGGCTCGTAAGGTCGATACCTGTTCTTCTTGAAGCTGTCCCCACTATGCTTATTGACCTTTCAGCAAGTATTGAGGGCAAATCCAAGGACCTTCTTGAACACCCTGCAAAAACTATAGCACTTGACATCTGCGAGGGCATTGCTGATGGAATAATGAGTTTTGACTGGTCTGAGACGGTAAACACAATGCTTCGAAACATTGCAGATGCGGAAGCAGCGGCAGACGGATACGAAGTGCTGGGTTCTCAGGAAGAAGCCGAGGCACGTTTAAGTGAAGCTCTCGACGAACTTGAAGAAAAAAACGGCAGACTGTCGGGTAGTTTCCTTGAACTCAAGAAAAATCTTCTCGGCTATGAGGAAGAGCTTGGAACGGCAGGAAATTTTGGCAGTGATGCCGCCAAGCGTGCCGAGGAAGATGCTAAGAAACATTTTGCAAGCTTCACCGAGACAGCCCAAGAAGAAGCCGAAAGCCTCATTCTCACAGGTGACGAGCTGAAAGAAGCTGTCACGGCAATTGACAACGCTTATGCGCTGGGCAATTATGACAGTGAGAAGCAGTATTGGGCTGACAGGCTGGTACTGCTTGAGGCAAACCGCAATGAAGAGGATCAGCAGTGGATAAAGTATTACTCTCAGACTAAACAGCATTATGACAAAGCTGTTGAGACCGAGAGAAATGCTGCGGAAGCTGCTGAAACAAAAGCGAAAAAAGATGCTGAGTCCAAGCTCAAAGAGTCTGTTGAGAACAAGTTCCGAGAAATTGAAACCGAGCAGCTGGAAAAGGGCTATGACGACAGCTGGCTGCTGGAGCAGGAGAGGGCATTTATTGAGACCCTTGACCACAATTCTGAGGTGTACAAGGACTATAACCTTAAACTGCTGAAAGAGCAGAAAAGCACCGACGATAAGGCAGCGAAAGAGGCTGAAACCGCTGCCAAAAAGCAGCGGGACACTCTGGAGAAAGCCTATGACAGCGTTGTAAAATCCCGTGACAGTCTGGCAAGCAGTCTGAAAGGCAGCAGCGGCGATATCTTCAACAGCTCTGAGGAAACGGACAAGCGGACGGGGGCTAAAACCAAGTCAAACAAGATAGACCTTAGCGGATTTGAGAAAAAGCTTGCTGCCAAGAAAAAGCTGACATCAAAAATCGCCGAGCTGTATGAAAAGAATGTGCCTGACAGCCTTATAACCGAACTGCTCAAACAAGACCCGGAAGCGGCGCTGGACTATGCAACGCAGCTTCTGAAAGACCCCAAGAAGCTCTCGAAAATCAAGTCGCTGTACAAGGACGATGAGGGCGTAAGCAACATCATCGCCAACATGGTGACGGAAAACTCAGACGAGTTCGAGAAGTTAGGTACTGACGCAGGCACGCTGTTTGGCGACAGCTTTATGGAAGCGTTCAAGGCTAACTGGGAGCAGTCCATGAAGGACGTTTTTGACGGCAATTACTTTGACGCTGCGGCGGCGAATGTATCTGCTGCCAACTCTTCGGCGGCTCTTTCGGCAAATACATCGGCTGCGAACACAACGGCGGCGGACAGTCAGGACACATCTGCGGCGGTCAAACGCACATCTGCTTCATCGGGCAGCCCTGTTTACAAGGTGGTTGATCTGGACGGCAAGTATGTGGCTAAGGTTGTTGCGCAGGAAAACAAGCGGGCTAAAACTGCCAGCGGAGGTTAAAGCATGAATGATACGATATTAAAAATCGGCAATGTGGATATGTCCGAACACGTTATATGCGAGGCTGTAGATATATCGACAGCGCCTGTGTATTCGGACAGCTTCACTGCTGTAAACGGCAAGGAAAAGAAAAAGTGTCTGGGCGTGAGCGTCAGTCTGTCGGCTGATTTTCAGGTGCTGTCGGACACGGTAGCAGCTGCCCTTGTGACCGCCTGCAATGCGGACGAGGTGACCGTAAAATACAAATGCCCCACGGTACAGACCAATGTGTTTGACCGCCCGTCTATCCGCTGTGTGCCTGTATTTAACGACGGCACGGTGGACTATTACAACATATCCGTATCTATGACCTGCCCCCTCACGGGCTCAGGCCTTTAGCCTGCCGTACAAGATAACCTATCAGGGTACGGAATACGGTGCGGACGTACTGGCCAACATCAGGCTGAGGCGGTCGCTGGAGGGCAAGGGATTTGACGGTGTGGCCACAACGGAATTTTCCTGTGATGTATGGTCGGCTGTGCCGTTTATAGAGGGCAGCAAGGTAACATTTAACGGCTATTTGCTGCCTGATTTTTACATCGCCCAGCAGTCCTATGCGGGCGGTGTGGCAAGCATCACGGCGTATGATCTGTGTAAAAATCTGGATATCCCCTTTGATTACAGTGGATACGATCGGTTCGAGTACACCTACGACGATGACGGCAACAAGGTCTTCGACGAAAGCAAGGCAAAGCGGTATCCCACGTCTCAGATAGTGGGAGCTATCGCCAGTCAGTGCGGTTTTACCGAGGGCGGATATTCGGGGCGCATGGCACAGCTGTGCTATCAGGATTTCGCAGGAAAGACGTGCAGGGTCATACTCAGCGACCTGTCACACAATGATGTGGGATACTGGCATGACGGCGGCGGTGTGCTGGCGTTTGTGCCTTTTTCTGCACCCTCTTCGGGGCTGGATATGCCTGCGGAAAGCGACAGGACGGAGGTCATCAGGCGGGGCACCAAGCACATTACGGGGGTATATGCCACTGATGAGGCATATGGCAACGAGTATGCCTCGGGCTCCGACTGGCGGCACACTGAACGCATTTCGGGACGGTATCTGACTGAGGCGGCTGTACAGCAGATGGTATCGCAGATAGTCGGCAGCGGCGGCGAGTACGCATATCACGGCTGGGAATGTTCGCAGATGATCACTGATTATTTGTACAACATTGGTGATTTCATCGCATACGGCGGCGACAAGCTTCCTGTGCTGGGTGCTGTTTTTGGCTTCACGGGACTGGGAATCGTGGCTGATGTTTCTGCGCCTGAGGCGGATTGCAGTTTCAGCGAGTATCATGATTTGTACAGCCGCAAGCTGGAGGGCAAGCTGGAGGCAAACAAGTCCTATGGCTGCTTTTTTGCAGGCGACAAGGGATTTGGACTGAGGATAGAAATGTGAGGCGGTTTGATGGCAAAGACTGATTTACTGTGTTACCAACCCATTGAGGGAGCGCCTATTGTGAAGATCGGTAACAGATTTCTTCCGCTGGCGGCGCCCTCCGACAAAGGCAAAAGCAGCGATAATGTGTTCTGGTTTATCTACTCGGGCAGCAAAAAAGCCAAGCTGACCATTGATGTGGAAAACTGGACTGAGACTTTGGAGGAGGTGGAATAATGTTTCCGTATCCTTTTCTGGAAGCGGCATATATGGCTAAGATGTCGGGCGGCGGAAAGGTCAAACCTATAACGATAACGGAAAACGGCACATACAATGTTTCCGACGCTGAAAAGGCTGAGGGGTATGTTGGATTTGCGCCTGTGACGGTTGATGTGCAAGCAGCAGCAAACATACAACCATTGACCGTGGTGGAACCAGGTGTGTATAATGCGTCCGACTATGGCTGTGACGGGTTTGACCCGGTAAACGTAAGCGACAAATATAAAAAGCTATACGAGCAGGCGCTGGGTATTGGCGATAGCATTGACACGGGCATTACCGACCCTGACGGCAATGAAATTGTACTGGATAATGCGATTGAAACGGATTGGGACATCGTAAAATGTATCACACTGAATGAGGGTTCGGCGGCTATTACGTGTCCCAGTACAGGATTGCAGTTAAAACTATTTGTGCACTACAGTGACCCCCAGGTTTTAACCGACGGTAATACCTATGTCTCAAAGTATCTTGGCGCAACAATGACAAATTTAACGACAGGACAGACTGTAACATATGATAATATTTTGCGAGGCGGATATCAAATAAAGGTGACGGAAAAACTATCCGTCTGGTTTACTGTTGAGAATTATCTGATTAAAGCTAATGGTCAGTATTTTCAATTTTATCCTGGAAGAGTTTGGCGTAATGGCGAATTGTGGGGCGGTGCTGAGAGCTGGTGGAACTCCTTTTTCGCGGAATTTAATTCGGCTACTGTTGGCATACCAAACGGATTTGTATCGCCCGTATATTTTCAGGCGGTTTATGCGTAGTAGAGGAGGATATTTTATTTATGATAAAAGAAGTAAAAGGCTGCAACAGGGTCATCGAGATCACCCTTGACGGCACTGAATGTGCTGTGAAATTCGATGCTAAATACAACGGATTTGATATCCGCAACAAGTCGGGCAAGGATATCACAGTATCCCTGAAATCAGGTGCTGCCAAGGGCGATGATGGCGTTATCACCATTGGGGACGGCGAAACGTTCAACTATATGCACATGATGGGGCTGGACACTGTATATATCACAGGTTCCGGCGCTGTGGCTGTGGCGGCTAAAAACGAGGCAGCGGCAAATTTTAAGGCGGTTCGGAAAGGGGGTGGAAGCGGCATGAAAACAGGCGGTATAACGTTGCACGGACAGGTCCTGCCGATTTATGCGGTGGGAGAAGCTGTTGATATTGCAGATACGGAGGTTATAGGATAATGGGAAAGCTTTACAAATATCAGCCTACGCTGGGTATGTCGAAAGATGACAGGACACAGGCTAACTACACTGCCAAAATTATTGCATGGTTACATTCTGTGGAAGATTTGCTGACGACTGTCGCTGACATCACATATACTGAGACAGGCTGCACACTGACGCCGAAGTTTGCCAATATCAACGACAAGGTTATTGCTATTGAGGTGAGCAGTAGTAGTCAGTACATAGTGTCAACCAAGACAGGCAATCAGTCTCCTGCTTGGCAGTCACATAGTGTCGCACTGAGCGGCGACCCATATTTGTATATCATCTCTGATACAGATATGGTTGGACTGGGTTTTGGCACGACCCCTTGGTGTTGCAGCATTCATTCTGCCACCAAATTCGACGGCACCGAGTGTGGCGTTGAAGTTGATACATCTAGTGCAGGTTTTATTTGGTTTGTCGGAAACGGGATTATCAATGGCAATCTCTCCTACTATGGAGCTGACGCAGTGGGGACAACTGCATCGTACTGCATTAAGCCGTTTACATTCGCAGCTTCCGGTTTAATCCAAAGCCACGTTATGCACGCTGATGGCGGAATGGAAAAACCCGTCCGCGGCAGCATCTTCACAATCGGTGACGATACGTACGTTAGTATGTTTGGCAATTTCGTTCTGAGGGTGTAAGGAGGAATAAAAATGAAAAGAGTAAAAGAAATTTCCGTCACGGTTGGAGCGCTGCTCGCATCATGGCTGGGTATCCTGTATGTACCCATGCTGATACTTATTGCTTGCAACATCATCGACTACATAACTGGGCTGTGTGCTGCCAAATACCGCAGTGAGGCTATCAGCTCGTACAAATCGTTTCGTGGGATAGCTAAGAAGATTTGTATGTGGCTGCTGGTTGCGATAGGTGCTATGCTCGACTGGCTGCTGTCATATGCCGTCGGCACGGCGGGAATATCCATCGGGCTTAATTTTGTTGTCGCTTCTGTAGCGGCAGTATGGCTCATCGCCAACGAGATAATTTCAATTCTCGAAAATATACGTGATATAGGCACGCCATTGCCGCCTTTTCTTATGAAAATTGCGGAGAATGTGAAGAAGTCAGCTGAGAATAAGGGGGACGATGACGATGAGCATTAACATCAAAATGGATACAGGCACTGCCAACACCACTGTTGCCAAAGGGCGATCCATCGAATGGATAGTGATCCACTACACGGCAGGCACCTCATCGGCTGCGGGCAGCGCACACAATCTTGCAGCATGGTTCAGGGCAGGAGCAAATCCCGCCAATCCTGCCAGCGCTGATTTTATCGTGGATGATGAAAATGTTGTCTGCTATAATCCTGACATTGCAAACCGTTATTCATGGGGCGCAGGCGGGGTAAAATACACCAAGATGTCCACGTCAGAGGGCGGCAGATATTACGGCAAGTGCAGCAACAGCAACTGCATCAACATTGAAATTTGCAGCAACAAGAAAAACAGGAAGTCTCTGAGCGCAGATGACACGGACTGGTATTTCACCGATGCAGAGCTGGCATTGGCTGCTGAGCTGGTCAAGCATCTGATGAAAACATACGGCATTTCTGCTGACCATGTTATAATGCACCACCAGGTGACCGGCAAGCTGTGCCCTGCTATGTGGACGCATTCGGAGGCAGAGCTTGAGGGCTGGAGAAAGTTTCAGCAGATGTTTATGCCTGCTGTCGAAAGCAATCAGATGTTTTATGTGCAGGTCGGGGCTTTTAGTTCCAGGGAAAATGCTGAAGCCTACCTTAAAACCGTGAAAAAAGACTATCCCGGTGCCTTTATTAAATCAATGTAAGATAAAAAATTCGCCGTCGGTAAGAGCTGTGGGACTCTTATCGGCGGCGCTTTTTTATTTTATTCTCTTAACTGATAACAAAAGCGAACCATTGATTATTACCAACGGTTCGCCTGTGTGTGCTTTGGCTCCCCAAGCTGGACTCGAACCAGCGACATCATGATTAACAGTCATGCGCTCTACCGACTGAGCTATTGAGGAATATGGTATATATGATAAG